AAATTTTTAAATTACTAAATAAAATAGACTTAAAATTGGAGGACACAACAGTGAGCGAATATAACGAATATCAAGATGGTGAAGGAAAGAAAGCATTTCTAAATACCAACCAAACAATGGATAATTCAGCAAGAAATAAAGCAACCCTTGCTCCAAATGGTGGAGTTGGAGCAGAGCAGTATAACAATGCTATGGGTGAAGAAAATGAACTCGAAGATGAAACCACAACTTCAGAGGAACAACTAGAACAATTAGAAACAGATATTGATGATACCTTGAACGCTATGTTTGAGGGAACAAATGCTGATCCTAAATTTGTTGAAAAAATTAAGACCATTTTTGTTGCTGCTCTTAATGAAAAAGTATCAATCATAGAGAACTCTATTCTTGATGCTTCACAAGAACTTATTGTAGAAAAGGTTGAAGAAGCTACTGAACTTCTTACGGAACAAATAGATAATTATCTAACTTATGTTGCCGAAGAATGGCTAGTAGAAAATAAACTTCAAGTAGAACAAGGATTCCGAACAGAAATTGCAGAAAACTTCATGCAAGGTATGAAGGAACTCTTCGACAATAGTTTTGTCAATATTCCACAAGAAAAACATGATATTGTTGATGACTTGTTTGCTGCAAATTCTGAACTAGAAGAGCAAGTAAACAAGACACTCGCAGAGAATGTTCAACTCAAGAATGAATTGGTTGCTCATGAATGTGCAACTGCATTTGTTGAACTTTCTTCAGACCTTGCTGATACCGAAACTGAAAAACTTCAAAAATTAGCAGAAGGTATTGAGTTCAGCAATGTTGAACAATATGTTGAGAAATTAAATCTTCTCAAGGAATCATATTTTGGAAACACTACCGACGAAGATAAGACATCACATACATTTACAATGTTAAGAGAAGAATCTAATACAAATTCTTCCAGAAACTTTGCTGACTCGGAAATGTCAGCATATGTAAATGCTATCTCAAAATTAAACAAGAAATAATCAGAAAAGTTTAAAAACATATATAAAAATATAAGGAGAAAATAATGGATTTTAATTCAACGACACCATATGACACTTTAGTAGAAAAATGGGATTCGGTAATCAATCACCGTGATCTTCCGACAATTGAAGATAATCACAAGAGAAGAGTAACTGCTGTTCTCCTTGAGAATCAAAGAAAAGCTCTTCAAGAGCAATATCTCGCAGAAGCACCAACCAATTTCATGGGTGGTCCTTTCTCAACAGGTCAAGTTACCAATGGCGGAACCAACAATAATCTTGCTGGTTATGATCCAATTCTAATTTCACTTGTTCGTCGTGCAATGCCAAATGTCGTTGCATACGACATTGCTGGCGTTCAACCAATGACTGCTCCAACTGGACTCATCTTCGCGATGCGTTCTCGTTACGATACTCCAGATGGATTTGAAGCAAACTTTGATGAACCAATTCCATCCTTCTCGGGGCAAGGTGCAACAACTGGGGCTGGAAGCACTGCTACTGCTTTATTCACCAGTACAGGTACAACTGCTATTCGTGCCACAGTATGGAGTACTTCATTCCGTGGTATGCTTACAGGCCGAGGTGAAACTCTTGGACAAGCGGACACTGGGGTATTCAAGGATATGGCTTTCAGCATCGAAAGAATCGCTGTAGAGGCTCGTACTCGCGCTCTCAAGGCAGAATACACAACAGAACTCGCACAGGATCTCAAGGCCGTTCACGGACTTGATGCTGAAGCAGAACTCTCCAATATTCTTAGCACCGAAATTCTAAATGAAATAAATCGCGAAATTATTCGCTGCGTCTATACCGTTGCTAAGACTGGTGCTGTACAGACTGATCTCTACCATGGTGGCGCGGGCGGTGGTGGTGTATATGATCTTCTTCAAGACTCAGATGGTCGTTGGTCTGCCGAACGCTTCCGCGGTCTAATGTTCCAAATTGAACGCGAAGCCAATGTCATCGCCAAGGAAACTCGTCGTGGTAAGGGTAACTTCATCATCTGCTCTGCTGATACTGCTTCAGCACTTGCAATGGGTGGATTCCTTAACCTCTCACCAGCACTCAATGTTAATCTGAATGCAGATGACACTGGTAACATCTTCGCAGGTGTTCTAAATGGTAAATATAAGGTTTATATTGATCCATTTGTTCCAGTAGGAATGGACTTTGCATTAGTCGGATATAAGGGTACTTCTGCATATGATGCAGGTATTTTCTACTGCCCATATGTTCCGCTACAAATGGTCCGCGCCATCAACCAAGACACCTTCCAACCAAAGATTGGTTTCAAGACTCGTTACGGTATGGTTGCCAATCCTTATGCTAAGGGTCGCACAGCAATCAGCACCAATCAGGATGGCCTTGATGCAAATAGCAATGTATACTACAGACTGTTCCAAATCAAGAACCTTCATGGTATGACTCAATAAAGTTAGACTTCACACTAACTAAGACCGAGGGGAGAAATCCCCTCGGTTTTTTTATATAAATACTATTATGTCAAACTTTGTAAATTACCTAGATTCATTGTCCGATGAACAGAAAGCCTTATTACCAGGCGATCTATTGATGGATAATAATTTTCAACCAACTAATAGAAATAAATTAACAACCAATAGATTTCTATTTAATATGACAAGAACACCATATTTGGCGTATTTTTGTCAGAGAGTAAATATTCCATCATTAGGGTTTGGAACTTCTATTCAGAGTAATCCAACTGCCATAGAAATAAAAAGACCAGGCACTAGACTAATATATGAAGATTTGCAGATTGGATTTATTGTCGATGAAGAAATGAAAAATTGGCTAGAAATTCACAACTGGTTAAAGAAAATATCAACTTATGACACTGTTTATGATTATTTAAAAGAAGAACAGAAAACAGCGAGTGCGTTATTATATGTAATGTCTGCTGCATATAAGCCATTGCTTAGTATATATTTTCACGACATATATCCAACATTTCTGTCAAGTATTGATTTTGATTCCACATCACCAGATTCGGAAAACATAATATCAACCGTTACTTTTTCATATACTTACTATGAAATAAAACAAGGTGAAGCTTGAAAATTTAATATTTTTTGGTATATTTAACTCATGAATATTGATGAAATCAAAAAATTAGTAGAAAAAGATATGGTTATTAATCCAACAGACTTAGATAAAGAAAGTCTGAATATACCAATTACACATAATAAATATTTGGTTATTCTTATGGATGAAAAACTTAAACTTAAAAAGTTTGAATCTAATTTGAAATCTTTGACTAAGAATAAATGGTTATATTATTCTGGAAAAATGTCAGAAGAACAATTAATCGAGTTAAAATGGGAACCATTTGAATTGGCTCTTCTTCGTCAAGATCTTGATAGATTCATCGAGAGCGATGATGATGTAATTGAATCAACAAATAAAGTAGAACTTCAAAAAGAAAAAGTAAATTATATTGAAAACATAATCAAAATAGTTTCAAATAAAGCATGGAATATTAGAGCTGCAATTGATTGGATCAAATTTACTCAGGGTCAATGATATCAATTAAACAATTAGATTCTGTAAATATTAAAATAGACTGCGATAGAGGCATTGCCAAAGAATTCAGTTCATTTTTTACATTTACAGTACCTAATTATAAATTTACACCAGCATATAAAAATAAAATCTGGGATGGTAAAATACGATTATTTAATACATTGACTCACACTTTATATGCTGGTCTTTTAGACTATGTTTTTAAATTTTGCGAAGAAAGAGGGTATAAATTAGAATATACGCCTCTTTCTTCTATTTTAGATCCCACAGATGAAAGCATTACGGATTTTATTGATAAATGTAAAATATACAGTAATGGAAAAGAAATAAAACCACATGATCATCAAATAGATGCAATCAAATATGCATTAAAAAATAAAAGATCATTATTGATATCTCCTACAGGTAGTGGTAAATCTTTAATAATCTACATGATGGTACGATATTTGTTAGATAATATACCAGAAGATAAAAGAATATTAATCGTAGTACCAACCACAGGTTTGGTGACTCAAAT